TAGATGAATGAAGATAGTTTGTGTCGGATCATTTTGTGCTGGCGCTATTATAACTGACATACTAAACGGAACTAAAAGTCCTTTTGAATTATCAGTAGTGCAAAACAGATTTAATCATATACTTAAAGTGCCACTAGGGCACGAATGGAATAATGATGCCCACATACCTTGGCTTCTATTACCAATACATGAAAAAGAATGGTTAAACTTAACAACTAAATTAACTCAAAGGTCGTGGACAGATGGTAAATGGTTTGCACATCATCAACCACTCTTTCTTATCCCTAATTTAGATATGTTTGAAGAAGTAATTAACATAACAACTACTACAATGAAAAGTAGATGGTTAAGATTTTTAAGACATTATTGGATTGAGATCAACGGTCAAAAAATGATGCAAGAACATGCGTTAGATGAAATTAAAGGAATGATTAATATAATCAAACATGATCCTTCTTGGTTACCAGCAAAAGGTCCTAGTCTTTACGGTGAAGGACCTAAAGTTACTAATATTGAATTTGAAGATGTCGTAAGTGGTAAATGGTGCGAAGAAATAGGCGGTGACATGGATCATATGAATGACTGGAGAAAAAGAAATTCATTCTTACATGACTTTGCTGAACAAGATCCTGATTTGGTCGATCTTTGGACAACACAAGACAAACATTATATGGATCCTGAGGCTCAAGGAGAATCATGGGAAAGACTGACAATTCAAAGAATAAATAAATTAGTCGAAAACGGGTCAACTAGTGCTTGACTTTTGCAGTCAGGTACAGTATCATTACACTATGGATAAAAGAATATGAGAAGCATTTGGGTAACATTCAGTAAAGAAGGTATACACATGTATCCTGGTGCTGATACAGATCCTAAGTTAGCAACAGGTGACTGGGACGATGTATCGTTCTTAGGCTATCCTCACAGACATATATTTCACTTTAAAGTATGGATTGAAGTCTTCCATGATGATAGAGACATAGAGTTTATACAGTTTAAAAGATGGTTAGAACGTTTGTACGCAGAAGTAGAAAGCAGTACAAGTGTATTACAACTTAATCATAAGAGTTGTGAAATGATCGCAGACGATTTGGCATTAGAAATACAAACAAAGTATCCGAATCGTTACATAAAGATTTCAGTAGCCGAAGATAATGAAAACGGTTGCGAAATGGAGTATCCGAATGAATCGGGTGCATAACACTAAGGTAATATGAGAATAGAAGGAATATTACAATGTCAAACCCTAAAACTGTTAAAGTTTTTGAGGACCTTGAGGCTTACACAGCCTTCTGTAAAGAATATGGGTATAAGGTTAAACCCGAACATCTTTACAACAAGAGTAGTCGCATTTGGCGACTATATAGTCAACGTTACGTGGCTAACAAGCCCGTACGAAATATGTGGGAATTAGATGGGCAAAAATATGAAAAAAGAAAGCACTACAGAAAGTAAAAAAGTAGTTGCTAAAAAGAAACCGGCTGTTAAAAAGAAGACGGTTACTAAGAAAAAGACTGTAAAAGAAAACAGTGTTGTGGCACAACCTGTTTTACAGAAGATAGAAATGCCCGCTTCCCCTACGAGAGAGAACGGCATTGTTGTCTTAATTACAGGTGGATTTGATCCGCTACACTCTGGGCATTTAGATTACATTGATTCAGCAAAAGACTTAGGTCGTGAAGGATCATGGCATGGTGCAAAAGTAGTAGTAGGAGTTAATAGTGATGACTGGCTTGTCAGAAAGAAAGGCAAGGCATTCATGCCAGTTGAAGAACGTGTTAGACTTTTACTAGCAATGCGTAATGTGGATCAAGTGATTACATTTGATGACACAGACGATTCTAGTATGAATGCTATACACATTACTAGACACATGTTCCCTGATGAACACATTATTTTTGCTAATGGTGGAGATAGAAACAGTGCTAACATCAAAGAAATGAACTTCCCGGATACAAACTTATCGTTTTCATTCGGAATAGGTGGAGATAAAACTCAATCTAGTTCTGATCTTTTAGGTGAATGGGCGGCTCCACGTACTGAACGTGATTGGGGTTACTATCGTGTACTACATGAATTCAGCAGAGAAGTTAAGATTAAAGAATTAACTGTTGATCCAGGTAAGTCATTAAGTATGCAAAGACATACAGGTCGAGCAGAGTTTTGGTTTGTAGCAAATGGTATTGCTAGTGTGTATACAGTAGCATATCCTAATGATGCTAAACGTGATGTCGGAGATATACTTGTCGGCAAGTTTGGTAAACATGATTCTACATGGATCCCTGTACAAGATTGGCATATGTTAGTAAACAATGAAAGTGAACCACTAACTATTTGTGAGATTCAATATGGTGATAACTGTATTGAAGAAGACATTGAACGAGTATTTAGAAATAAGAAGTAAAAGGTAAATTATGCGTAAATTATATTACATGGGCTTAGAACCCTACGAAGCAAGATACACTTTGCAATTGCAAGACTGGAATACAGAAGCATTTGAAAAACGTGGTCTTGATTATGTAGTTGTTCCGGGCGATCTATTAACAACTGATCAATCTATTGTAACAGGGCAAGTCTTAGACGCACATGGTCGTTCATACTTCGGTATGTCACAGATGATGTCATTAGTTAAGTTGATGAAAGAAGGTGAAGTAACTAGCGAAGATTGTATCTTCTTTGAAGATATGTTTCAACCTGGTATCGAATCACTTCCTTACATCATGGATCAAGTATCAGAAGAACATAGACCTAAAGTCTTTGTAAGATGTCTAGCACAATCTATCGACCCAGATGATTTCGTTCATGTTTGGGGCATGGAGAAGTGGATGGGTCTTTATGAGAAGATGGTCAATGAATTTGTTACTGGTGTCTTAGCAACTAATGAAGAAATGGTTGCACATATGAAGATAGCAGGCTGGACCGCCCCTATCTATAATATCTCAGGTCTTGCGTTTGGTAAAGAAGAAGTACGTAGACGTTTATTAGAACTAGAAGAATACAAACCCTTTGAAGAACGTAAAATGAGAGTAGCATTTACTGCTCGTTGGGACCAAGAAAAGCAACCTGATTTTTACATGGACCTAATTGAAGAATGGTATAAAAAATATGGTAAGAATCATGGCATAGAGTTCTGTCTCTTATCAGGTGGAGAGTTAAGAAGTAATAACGACTCTTACATGAAACGTACAAAGAAATTACAGAAACAAAAGAAACTAGTTATCCATGAGAATCTATCTAAGAATGATTACTATAGAATTCTTAATGATACTAGAGTTGTATTCAATTGTGCATTACAAGACTGGGTAAGCAACACAGTATCAGAAGGTGATGCATTAGGTTGCAATGTTCTATTCCCTGCTTACAGAAGTTTCCCTGAAACGTTTGCTAATGACAGAGATAGACTTTATATCCCATGGTCACTAGATGATGTGATCGACAAGATGCATCCGCTATTGAGCATCGAACATCCTAATCAAGGCAAGATATCTGATTGGACTAACGGTACTATTGATCGTTGTATTGACATCATGCAAGATGATGGTGAAGAATGGCGTAGAGATAGTACAGATTATCGACAACAAACAAGAGTGAGCAAATTCTAATGTTTGGATTTTTTAAGAAAGACCCAAGAAAGAAACTACAGACACAGTACGAAAAGTTATTATATGATGCAATGATACTACAACGCCAAGGCGACATCATGGGATACTCTACAATAACCGAAGAAGCAAACAAGGTACTTGATCAAATTGTACTATTAGATGCTGGAGAGAAACTGTAATGAGAATTGAATCTGAGATCAAGTTAGACTTTTCAGATGTATTAATTAAGCCAAAGAGATCAACATTAGGTTCACGCAAGGAAGTTGATTTAAATCGCAGTTACACGTTTAGAAATGCAACAGATAATTCATCTTATACGGGTGTTCCTATTATGGCTTCTAACATGGACGGTGTTGGTACATTTGAAATGGCAGATGCCTTAATCAACCAAAAACTATTTACATGTCTGGTCAAGACATATTCATCAGCAGAGTTAATACAATACTTTACTACTGGCAACGGACTTGCTAAACGATGTTTTGTTGCTATGAGTATAGGTATTGCTGAACAAGACTTAAAAAAACTTGATCAGGTAATGAACATGGTCACTATCAAGTTCTTATGCATTGATGTTGCAAACGGTTATTCAGAACGATTCGCAACAACAGTAGAACAAATCAGAAAAACATACCCAGAACTTATTATCATTGCAGGCAATGTAGTGACAGGTGAAATGACAGAGGAGTTAATATTAAGTGGAGCAGATATCGTTAAAGTGGGCATTGGGCCTGGTAGTGTTTGTACTACTCGCATTAAGACTGGCGTTGGATATCCGCAACTCTCAGCAATCATGGAATGTGCCGATGCCGCTCACGGTCTTGGCGGACACATCATTGCTGATGGCGGCTGTAGTAGTTCTGGAGATGTAGCAAAAGCATTTGGTGCTGGTGCAGACTTTGTTATGCTTGGTGGTATGTTAGCAGGACATGATGAAGGTGGCGGTGAAGTCATTACTAGATCATATATTACAAATGAAACCGGTCCAGATCATGGTATTGGACATACAGTTCAAAAAAGTTTTGTTGAATTCTACGGCATGAGTAGTAACACAGCAAATATAAAACACTTCGGCGGACTCAAAGAATACAGAAGTTCTGAAGGTAGAACTGTAAAGATTCCTTATAAGGGTGAAGTATCTAGTACTGTACAAGACATCTTAGGGGGCATTAGAAGCGCCTGTACTTACGCAGGAGCACGTAAACTCAAAGACTTGAGTAAATGTACTACCTTCATTAGAGTAAATAATCAATATAACAAGATATTTGAAAACAACTAATGGATCCAAGTTTAATTATTATCGATAACTTTTATAATGATGATAGTATGAGAGATATTGCTCTCTCCTGTGATTATTATCCTGAGAAAATATCAAAAGGTTACCCTAATGGTAACGCTCCCTGGCCAGGCAAGATGAGCAAAGAAGCACATAGTCCAGTTTGGATCGATGCTGTTGTCTCTAAACAATTAAACAAGAATCTTAGACAGATGCGGCAAATGGACAGTGGTCATTTTAGAATAAGTCAGGCAACTAATGAACACGGCATGTTTGATAATATGATACATGCAGACGGTACTAACAATGACTATTATGCCGGTGTAGTTTATCTTTCTAAAGACCAAGACGCAACTCCAGGAACATTATTCTATAAACAAAACTCTACTGGACTAAATCGTTTAGTGGATGAGGAGCAACTAAATATGTTAGTTCTAAACAAAGAAGACAAAGACATAACCAAATGGACAATGCATACAAGTTCTAATATCGTATACAATCGATTAATTATTTATCCTGCATATAAGTTTCATGGAATCGGCCCGTGCTTTGGAACATCAGATGATACGGCTAGAATAGTACAACTTTTTAATTGGATAGATATTAAATGAATGTTTTAATAACTGGTGGGTGTTCTTATTCACAGATCAACAATACAGATACTGTATGGTGTAAGCATCTACAAGAATCACTTGGCTTTAGATTTGTAGCACATCTCGGCCACGGAGCGGCTGGCAATGCAATTATCTCACGTAAAATTATTTCTAAAGTATTAGAAGTAATTGAAGAAGGACATAAACCTGAAGATATATTAGTAGGTATTATGTGGTCAGGTGCTGATAGACAATCACATTACAGTCCAAATTTTGATCATAACTGGAATAGAGTTACAGTGTTGGGCCCTCCGTCCAAACCAGACTTTAAAGTATTAATGAACAGATTTTCAGAACCACAGGACCAGTTCCGATCTAAGAGGCCTGTATTAGTAGATTTAGATAAGAAAGAAAAATTTTATGAACAATGGGAACATTGCACTAATCCTCTTGGAATAAGAAATTTTAATAACCCTAGTCATTATATCTTTAATTCTCATTGGAATGATGAATTGACTAGTCATTATTTTGAATATTTTGCTAATCCTGATAAGGCTATATTAGAAACATGCGAACATATTTTAAGAACACAATGGTTCCTTAAAGATAAAGGTATTAAATATTTCTTTACTGAATATGATTGGGATTGTTTCGCATACGGTGGACCGGCTAGTTATGGTAATGACCCGGAGGATCATCCTGGTCATAACTTTAATCCTGGTGGTAACTCATATGGGGGAATTTACAGTAAACATAGTGAATGTATTCAATACCCAGGAGAGTACACTAGAGAAGATTCTCAAATATGTCAACTTGATCCGGAAATCAATTATCTTTATGATGCTATAGATAGAAATTACTTTTTACCTATTAAAAATTTAGGGCAATGGGCAAAAGAAGTATCAATACATGAGTTTGCACGTGAAAAAGATCCGCATCCTAGTACAGAACAACATAAAGACTTCACACAACAAATCATATTACCCTTTTTACTTGAAAAATATAATATACAGTAGTATAATGTATAAATACAGATGTAGCACAAAGGCTACAACACATTTTAGTTTAATAATATCCGCGTTAGGAAGGAGAAAAGACACATGTCTTATAACAAAACAAAAACCGACCCGGTTCTAGGGCAAGCAGTACATGAACATTTAGTCAAAGTGGGAGTAGAAACTCCAGTGACTGACAATGGTTTATCTCGTACAGAAAAAATCGATAAAATCGAAAACAACTTTAATCAAATTATGGATACATTAGGACTTGATCTTACAGATGATAGTCTTATAGACACACCTAAACGTGTTGCTAAGATGTATGTCAATGAAATCTTTTGGGGACTTGATTATGATGCGTTCCCTAAAGCAACAGTCGTTGATAACAAAATGCAATACAACGAAATGGTTTTAGAAAGAAACATATCAGTACAATCTAATTGTGAGCATCACTTTGTTATTATTGACGGTCTCGCAACTGTTGGATATGTACCTAAACAGAAAGTATTAGGCTTATCTAAGATTAATCGTATCGTTGAGTACTTTGCTAAAAGACCTCAAATACAAGAACGTTTAACTGAACAAGTTTATCATGCTCTATCATTTATCTTAGAAACTGAAGATGTAGCAGTAATGATTGATGCACAACATTATTGTGTTAAGTCAAGAGGTGTAGAAGACACTGGTAGTTCTACTATTACAAGTAGACTAGGTGGTGGATTTAAAAACGACCCTGAAGTTAGGGCGGAGTTCTTAGCACTAGCAAGGTCATAAGTTATGGCAGGTCCAATATTACCTGATCAGGATGATATCATGTCCAAGATCCGTAAGATGAATATAGAAATGACTTCACCTTACAACGATGGATATATGTCATGGGGCATTAAGCAAGACTTATATATTCTTAAATTCTTTTTAGATAAGATTATTGCAGATGCACCTACGTTTGTGGGCGAAGATGAATGGCTTAAGGACAAAGAACAAGAAGTAATGATGGAGATATTGAAGAAGTGATTTTTAATAACGTAAGAAAACTCAAAGACGAGGGTAAGACTATTGGTATTACGTTTAGTACATTTGATTTGTTACATGCAGGACATATTGCAATGTTATCAGAAGCAAAGAATCATTGCGATTACTTGATAGCAGGTTTGCAAACTGACCCTACAATAGATCGACCTGATTCAAAGAATCCTCCGATTCAATCAATAGTAGAACGTCAAATACAATTAGCGGCTACAAGACATGTAGACGAGATTGTAATCTATCAAACAGAACAAGATTTATTAGATTTGCTTTTAGTGTTGCCGATCGATATAAGAATCATAGGCATCGAATATAAAGACCAAGAGTTTTCTGGTAAAGATATTTGTGAAAGTAGAGATATTAAAGTAATTTATAATGGTAGAGATCATTCATTTAGTTCTTCATCATTGAGAAAAAGAGTAGCAGAAGGAGAAAAATGAGTATATTTAATTGGGGAAAGAAAAAGGTGAACAAGATACCAGAGATTGATTTCGGTAAGGGCAAGTTCTTATCGACTAAAACATATGGCAACGACAGAGGTTTCTCATGTTGCTTTAGACAATGGAAAGCAAAACATTCACATTGTTCTTTATTACATGGTTACTCACTAGGATTCAAACTTGTGTTTGAGTGTGATAGACTTGATGAACGTAATTGGGTTATGGACTTTGGTGGTTTGAAAGAACTTAAAGACTGGTTAGAAGATCACTTTGATCACACTATTGTTGTATCAAAAGATGATCCTGAGATAGGACAGTTAAGAGCATTAGAGAAACGTGGACTAGCAAAAGTTAAAGTGTTTGACAATGTAGGATCAGAGAAATTTGCAGAAGAAGTATTCAAGCAAATGACTATCATCATTGAACGATCAAAGTATCAAAAGAAAGCACTTAACCCTACAGTAAGAGTTAAGAGTGTAGAAGTGTTTGAACACGATGCTAACTCAGCAATCTACGAGAGGGCATAATGGATACTTTTACACTACTGTTTGCAGTAGGATTAATGATAGCAATTTATATCTACTATAATAACAACAGACCGAAGTTTTAATATGGCTATAGGACAAACAATGTCATTCGCAACTTTACCAAGAGATAGAGTTGTACATATATGTCAGGGTTCAAATAAAGCAGATGTATTTGAGACTATCTTAAAAGAGCATCCACAGATCGCCAGAGAGCGCCTTATAGAACGATTGACAGATAAAGGGATCGATGATACAGATAGAATTTTAAAAGATATGGATGATTACATCGAACTGCACAATGCAGGTCTATCATCTGCAATAGGAATATTAGGTTTATAATGTTAGAAGTTATAGGCTTTTTTGCTCTCGCATATCTTGTTATCAAATTCTTTCCAGAGATACTTGAAGCAGTGTTTAAGTTTTCTGTAATAGTAATAGGGGTCACATTCTTTATGATTTTAATGTTTGTGGCATTTCAGTAATAAATATAATAGTAGTATATTATAATAGGAGAATAACATGGCAGACAAAAAAACTAAAAAGCCAGTAAAGAAAACTGTTGTTAAAAAGACAGTTGCTAAGAAATCTAAAGTTACTTTAGATAATTTTCCTTTTGATGAATTGTTAAAGATTTGTAAAAAGGATACAGTAATTGCAGATAAAATACAGCAATTGATAAGTGATTATGCATTTGAAAAGGACCAAACAGAACGTGAAAGATGCATTTGTATTGCTTTCGGTAACTGGGCATTGGTGTATGATAAAAACAATGATGGCACCGTTGATGATTTTGAACTTGACAGCAACAAACGTGCTGATAAAATCTTAAAAGCGATGAACAAAATTATCAACAAATAATGGGAGTACCGAGTCCACACGGCGTTGGCCCTGATACGATAAGGATGACCATTCAAGTTGAAGTTCCGTATAGTAATGATACAATGAATTACGGATATAATAGTAAACAACTGATTAGAGATTACATTAACAGTAATGAGTTCAGTAGTTATAAGATAGAAGCAGGAGCAATAGAATGGCAAAAAGAGAATCAGTAATAAAGAAAGCAGAAGTCTACGTAGTTGAACTATGGGAAGACGGTGAACTGAAGGAAGAAAGGTACCTCGAAGGTAAATCTAAAGCATATGCAGAATCATGTGCTGAAAACTGGACTAACGGTGTAATAAAGGAAGCAAATGAACAACATTAAAAAAATTCATATCAATCATGTAAAAAATGGTGTGCAAGAAATTTTAAGACAGATGCACCTGGATAACTTTAGACCTGACTATGTAGTAGGAATCACTAGAGGAGGATTATTTCCTGCTATAATGATCTCACACTATCTTAAAGTACCTATGCATGCCTTAGATGTTTCATTACGTGACAATGTTCAGGGTGGTCCAGAGTCTAATTGTTGGATGGCAGCCGATGCGTTTGGAGCATTAAATCCAGAAGAAGTTGAACTACACAAGAGTCGTTGGGACATAAACTGTCGCAAAAAGATTCTTATAGTTGAAGACATCAATGATTCGGGTGCAACACTCAATTGGATCAAACAAGATTGGGAAGCTGGTTGCTTTCCAGAAGAAAAGGCTACTTGGAATGTAGTATGGAATGAAAACGTAAAGTTTTCTGTACTCGTTAATAACGAATCAAGTACATTCGATGGTGTGAATTATCAATACGATTCAATCAATCGAATAGATGACCCTGACATATGGTTAGATTTCCCCTGGGAATCATGGTGGCTAGATTAGCCAATTTGGGCAAATTTGCCTTGACTTTACATAATAGAGGTGTTATAATTAATTATGATTGAAATAATACAAATACTGTTTGGTATTGCATTTAGTGTAGTTGCACTGTATGGACTATGGTTGAGTTCTGTTGAATTAAGTTACAGATCACAACTAAGAAAAATTACAGGCGGGTATTACGACTTTGAAATAGATGAAGTCTTAATCGAGTGGGGAATGACTAGAGAAGAAGCCCTTAGAAAACATGGATTTATATACAGCGATAAAAAATAGATGACACTAAAGTATAGTGAAACATTCTTTTCTGCACAAGGTGAAGGACAATACGTAGGCATTCCGTCTTTATGGATGCGGTTCTTTCTATGCAATTTACAATGCAATGGCTTCGGTCAGAAAGATCCTACAAATCCTGAGACATACGAACTTCCTTATGAAACTATTGATATCACAAACATAGACAGTGTATTTGATCTGCCTGTGTTTGACAAAGGATGCGATAGTTCTTATACATGGAGTAAGAAGTATAAACATCTAATGACTGATAAGACAGTAGATGAAGCATGTGATGAACTTACTGCACATCTACCGCATGGTAAGTTTATACATCCAGCAACAGGACAAGAAACACACATGGTGTTTACAGGTGGAGAGCCGATGATTAAAGGCACACAACCTGGCATGATGGATATCTTAGATGAGTTCGGTAAAAGAAATAACATGCCTAACTATGTAACAATAGAGACTAACGGTACAAGACCTATCGAAGATAACTTTGCTAACTATATACAAGATTGGTCATCAAGTGGTAGAGAATGGTACTGGAGTCTGAGTCCTAAACTATGGGCAACTGCTGGTGAGAAATCTAAGAAAGCAATCAAACCTGAAGTAATCGGTAGATATGCAGAAGTATCTAACAAGGGTCAGTTAAAGTTTGTAGTCAATGGAACCGACGAGAGTTGGAGAGAAGTAGAAGAAAATATAAAACTGTTTAGAGAAGCAGGATGTAATTTTCCCGTATGGATTATGGGAGTAGGTGGAACATATGAAGGTCTAGTTCAGACTGAAGCAACGATTGCAGATGAAGCAATACAACGTGGATACTACTATACTAGCAGAGTTCACGTACACATTTATGGTAACGCAATCGGAAAATAATAAAAATCAATGATTTACATGATAAATACATGTGAAGATTAGGAAAAATAACAATGAATTATCTATTAGAAGCATTAATCAAAAAACTTGAAGGCGAAGTCGCAATGGCAAAAGCCAACATCAAGGTATATGAAACTAACCCAGCAGGGATTGGTGAACACCCAGACGTGGTTCAAGCAATTGAAACACAGATCGAAGTGATAGCAGGTGCAGAGGAGAAGATAGAAACAATTCGTAAACATTACGGAACTTAATAAGTTTTTGTAGTAGTAAAGTAATATGGCATATTCACAAAAAGTAGTAGATAGATTTGAAGAAGTTCTCAAAAATCCCGAACAACACTCAGTAGGAAAATTTGATCCAAATGATGCAGACGTAGCAACTGGCATGACAGGCGCACCAGCATGTGGTGATGTAATGAAACTTCAACTTAAACTAGACAAAAATGAAAAGATTACTGATGTAAAATTTAAAACATACGGTTGTGGAAGTGCAATAGCAAGTTCAACGATGTTTGTTGAAATGTTAGTAGGCAAAACAGTAGAAGAAGCACAGTTAATTAAAGACAGAGATATCGCAGAGGCATTAGAGTTGCCTTCCATTAAACTGCATTGTTCAGTACTAGCGGAAGCAAGTATTAAAGATGCTCTTAAAAACTGGGACGGGAAGCGAGAAGAATTTATTGGAAGTAGTGATAGCATGATTGGACATAACAGTCAAGGACTACTTCAAATAGAGGAACCGACTACTACAGTCGAAATTTAACACACACAACTACGGAGAGAAATGCCAATAAAGTTTAAACCATCACAAACTGTTATCGTAAGAGGAACAAGTAAAAAAGTAACAACACATTATTACATGAAACAAGTATCTAAAGAAGAATTGTTTAAAGAAATTAATGCAGATAAGCCTAATAAAAAACGCAGAGCAAAATGCATCAGAGAGTTAGAACGCAGAGGAGTTAATATAAGTTGGACAAGCATACCGAAGGACAGTATCGCATAGACGAGTCTAAATTTGGCAGAGGAGTATTTGTTACTCAATCAATAACAAAAGGTAGTTCAATTTTAAAACTAACAGGTCCTCATATATCTTTACAAGAAGTATATCGTAGGGGAGAGCATCAATGCAATCCACTTCAAATTTCTAATGAAACATATGTCGATCTGGAACCCCCGGGTTTATTAATTAATCATCATTGTAATCCAAACTGTGGTATACTCAACGATGATACTATCATTGCATTAAGAGATATTGAAGCAGGAGAAGAAATCTTCTATGATTATTCTACTACGATTAGTGATGATTTTGAAGAAGACGGAAGTGAATTTTTTATGCCATGTGACTGTGAAGACATACAATGTAGAAATAAGATAGGTGATTTCAAGTATCTGTCTGAATCCAAACAACAGTATTATCTTTCAAACAATACAGTAATGTCTTTTATTGTTGAAAAGGCTTGACATTAGTAATAAAAACCAGTATAATAATCGAACTATGATAACTATACACCTGACGGGAGTTCCCAGCCGAGTTAGGATACAAAGATAATAAAGATGGGCCGAACATACATAAACAATATAGAGATTGAAGGGTGGCGTCACCCTTCCTTTTTGGGTAGATTGCAGTTGACTGGCATATTAAAAGGTAGTATAATATAACATATGTATAATAAACGAATAGCATTTCTAATGTCTTACCAACATCTTATACCACATGGTGGTATAGGGCAGTTTGCTTTAAGTTTCGTAAAGCAAATGAAGGATAACAATGTCAAAGTTGATATCATTACAGATAAGTTTGATAAACATACAGAGTTTACAAAAACTTTACAGAACGATGGTGCTAGATTTATCTATACAGACAATCCCTTACCTTATTCTAAACATCAAGGTATCTTCATGTACGGAGACAGTTATTGTTTAGAACGCATGATTAACTTTAGAAACTCTGTGATCAAAGCATTAGAATCTAACCTATATGATTCTATCGTATGTAATACATATGAGACTTCACGTTTGATGTCTGAGATTGGTCTAGAAGATTGTATTCAGATTATCAACTATACACATTTAGAAAGTCAATTATTTGAGAACACAAAGAATCCTTTCTTAGACAATGTAAATGAGTCTATGCGATTACAAATGTTAATGCCTAATACAACAATCGGTACTCAGAGTGAATTCAATTCACAAATATTAGGAACGAAGAAGGGCATTCATTTACCTATTCCGTTACCTGAACCTAGTTTGTTAGAAGAACATCACAAAGAAAGAACAGGTGTTTTGTTCATAGGTAGATGGGAAGAAGGAAAAGGTCCTGAAGACTTTTTAAAAGTGATCGAATCAACTAAGTTACCTGCTAAAGTAATGACCAATGCAAATGGTGCTAAGAAGTTTGAAGCACGATTAAAAGAAATGGGTGCTGAGTATGAGATCAAGTATGGTATCATAGGACAAGAGAAAGTAAACTTTATCACAAGTGCAAGAGTAGCATTTAATCCTAGCACAGTAGAAAGTTATGGTATCGCCTTCTTAGAACAACATATACAATTACCGACAGTTGCATATGAAGGTATGCGTTGGTTAAAGAACTTTAATGATAAGTATTACTATACAGGAACTAAAGAAAGTGTAGCAATGACTATTAATGTTCTTTACAAAGAGTTTCCGACAGCGGAGTCTTACTATCAGTTAGGTTCTTTAAAACATTACAATGAACAAGAAAATCTAATTGCAAGTAAGTGGTTATCATGCTTTGATAGTTTTACTAGTAAACAATCTAATACATCTACAGCAGGTATACTAAAACATACAACAATAAGTCATGCAGACTACATTACTAGTCTGAATAGAAACACCATATGCATTGATGATGTCCGAAGTGTATTGACTAACAAGCACAAATTTAATATAATATATACAGACACTGATACGTGGTTAACAACTGATGAAGGATTTACTCCAGCAGAAACTGTATCAACAACGCAATCAGCACAATTATTTGAAGGATTATAAATGGATTGGATCACAAAATTCTGGAAGAAACCAGAAATAAAACAAGAAACAGTTGTAATAGATATGATGAAGGATGATATAGATCCTGCGGCATTAACTGTTGAAAATGCATACAAAACTAGATGGATATGGTATCATACAATATTAGCCATAGGCATCTTTACTACTAACGTATTGTTAATAGCAATACTAACTATATTGGCAATAAAATTATGAAAAAAGTATTAATAACAGGGTGTTCAGGTTACATAGGTTCACATTTATGTAAAGCATTAGATGAAGAATATGATGTTTGGGGTTTAGATATCATAGCACCTCAACACCCAATCAAAGAAGGACAATTTATTCAGCATGATATCAATCATCCATTTGGAGAGTTCCCGGAAGAGTTTGATGCAGTCATACATCTAGCGGCGAGAGTTAGAGTTAATGAAAGTCAGCAGATGCCTATTCAGTACTACATCACTAACCTCAATGGTACGATGAATGTCTTGGCAAAGATAAAGACTAAGAACTTTATATTCGCATCGACAGGTGTTGCAGAGTACTGTTATGACCCATATGGTACATCTAAGAAGGCGGCGGAAGACTGTGTGATAGAATATTGCATGAGACATAATGTACAACCTTTTACTATCTTTAGATTCTACAACGTAGTCGGCTCATCAGGCTTTGCTCCTACTAATCCAGACGGGTTAATGCATAATCTTTTACAAGCACCTGAGAGAGGAGAGTTTACGATCTTCGGTAATGATTATCACACAACAGATGGTACATGTGTAAGAGATTACATACATGTAGATGAAGTCTGCGAAGGTATCAAACTAGCAATAGAAGAACCAGCAGAAGAAATTGAATCATTAGGAAATACTACAGGAACATCAGTAGAAGAAATGGTTAACATCTTTAAAGAAGTAAACAATGTAGACTTTGAAGTTAAGTATGGTGATCGTAGATTTGGTGATCTACCAGTAAGTGTATTAAAAGATAAGTCTCGTTATATGAAAAGTTTATATTCTATAAAAGAACTTCTCAAAATCTAAGAAGCAGGTGGATCATCTCCACTACTAGATGTTCTAGCTGGCACAACAGGGAAATGGCAACTTCCACCTTGTGATTCATTTCCCGCATTTAAATGTTTATTAAAAGTCAATAACGGATTGTTAATTGCATAACTATAACAGCAACATGGATTATGATTAGGGTTTGCTTGCCATTTGGCATTAGGTTGAACTTTACCTGGATCTTCACCGGGTATAACAGTAACACCGTTATACGTGAAAGTTTTATTTAACTTAATACTACCACTAAAACCTATACTATCCCAATTTGTATCTCCTACTTTTACAATTTTATATACTGTATTTGTAACTAAAGCATCAAGAGGATATGTATCTGGATAATTTGCATTAAAATGAACATTGTATCCGACCTCGGCATATGTCACAGCACCCGGGTCTTGTATTTCTCCAGGCACTTTCGGAACACCATCTGACTCATTAGTCAATCTCCAGAACCTTTGACCTAATTTATATCCTGATCGATCACGTTGTGCATCAAACCACTTTTTAAAACCTGCATCTCCCACTCTCGGACTAGCACTAACTGATCCTCTTATTGTTTCAAATAGTTGATCATCATTACTGTCTACTAAAGTAGTAGCCCATGCTGTAACTAATGTAGCAACAGAAGAACCTAAACTATGTCCAGTAACTATAAGATGTTTAATACCTAAAGCAGGCAATTTGTGTAAGGCCTCATATAATGTTTCTGTTTGTCCAGCTACTGGCATACCATGCGGACGTGCGCCTGCCTCATTACCAGGGGTAGAATTAATACCGAGCCCAGTAAAATATTCAGAAAATCCTTTATGACATTTTCCTTCTCCGCCTGAAATAGGATTGTTTACATGAAAATATTTAAGATCAATGAGAAAATCAGATGCCGTTAATGTACCTCTGAATATTAGATAAGCCGTATGAGGTTTACCCTTTTCAGTTGCTATAAAGCAGGCTGGACCTCTGTTGGGTGCACCGAATCCGGAATAAGGAGAATAAACAGTCCAAATTACCGGTGAAATAGGTGTGAAGTTTGTCCACAATGCACCGTATACTGTTTTTGCTGGCTCAGAAGGTTGACTATCTACATCGCAAGTGGATCTAAAAGTAGGTGACCATGACACATCATTTTTGTTGCCAGGTTCTTCAGTTCCGCCGGGGTAGCCATTTTGCCAGTCTTTGGCCATTTGACTAGCGACATCCACTAACATACTACATCTTTGTTGTTGGTCTATGTATTCGGGTTCTTCAACTATTGGGTGTTGAATCATTTGCCCACGTGGATAATGGAGCATAAAAAGTCCTTAATGCATTAATAAATAAGTGCCTAAAACGTCTGCACGGTTAGCAGAATCGTCTCCGTCACCTGGCTTGACTATGACGTTATATATTCCTCTTTTGAATGAACGATCTCCGTCTGCTACACCACTGCCGACTCCGCCGCCTCCCAATGGTATCTTCATCATTTCATCATATGTGATTATAGATTCAGGTTTGATAGAATATTTAAGTGCCATGCGGTCTTTGAATGTTTGATAGTCTTCTTCACTGTTCCATTGCCATCCGCCATCAGGTCCTTTAACTAGTCTGGTTCCATCTTTTAATAAAAGATCACCGAATAAATCTTTTGGAACAACAACTGAATGTTTTTCTAGACCAAAGTCTACTCGTTTTTGTTCTGCTTTCCTTGCACCCATTGAGAAATTAATCATAAAGTTGGGTGGTCTGTTTTGTGTTGAGCCTGAGACATCTGCCATTTTAGTATAAGCATAGAAGTCTACTGTAGGATGAGTAGCGGCTAAACTGTATGCTAACTGTAAGTATTCGTCTGAGAAGAAATCTCCAGCATCATGCCAACGCACAACAACTTTATGTTTCTCTAGTTTAGCATCACCTTTACGTTTTTGTTCATCAATCTCTGCATTTAATTTATCAAAGAAACCACTTGGGTCATTGTATAAGAAGTTTAAGATTCTTGTTTGACTCATTGATACTGGAGCCCACTGTACATATCCACCTTTTAAAGCATAACAGAATGTCTTACACTCTCCTGCTCCTGGACAAGTATTGATAATAACGAACTCTTTCTTTCCTTCATCGTAGCCTAAACCTGTTAAAGCAGGTAAACCAATGTTATAGAAGATACTAGTTGTACCGTCACTGTGTTGCATTTTTTCATTTTGCTTAAGTAACTTAGTAGGCCTTTGAGTAATGTCAGCAGCCAGTTTATCTAAATCAAATCTTTTTCCGTCTGGATCTACGATTGGAATAAGATTTTTAACATTTGATCTATGTACATAAGGAAGTTTATACTTGTCAGTTTTTCCTTTCTTTTTATCTAAAATTCTATCTAAGTAATCATTTAATTCTTTATCTTTAATAGGTTTAGATTGTGCATCAATTGCTTCCTCTACTTCTTCTCCAGAATCATAGTCTTTTACGATCTTACCAGTCTGTCCGCCTAATTGTTTGATATGTCTTAATTCTCTGGCCCATTCACCTTCATCTTTGTCAGCTTTTGGTTTGTCTTTGCCTATAAATCTATCAGCAGGGTCTTTAATTCTGTCTGCTAAATCTTTTTCTGTACTTTTACTGTATGGAACACCTTCAGCATAAACTTCTGTATCTTCAGGGTCGGTGACTTCTAATTCATCTGCTACACCAGTAACAACTTCATCTTCTCTGGGACCAAAGCCTATTCTAACTGGATCTCCGTTTTGATCTACATGTCCTGTACCTACGCATATTTCACATGCTTCAAATTCTCCGTCATCATCATATGGATCAATAACTACTCCATCGCCGTCACAGTAACTACACTGATATATTTTGCCAACTTCAGCATTAGCCGAGTCAGCCGCAGTAGGCTCCCAATCAAATTCTTCTAATGTTTCTGGTGCAGATCCAAAGTATGCATCCATTTCACTATCGATAGTATCTGGTTTATTGTCAGAGATGTTTTCTTCTACTTCTGCATTTGGAATGCTAACACCTTCGTCTTTCAAAAATTCGGGTAATGTTTCTACTTCCCAACCATCGATCATAGAATCCATGGTTTCTTCTGCATGTCCTGCAAATCTTGCATTATTTTTAACGAAATCTGATGTTTCGCCAGGATTAGATTCGGGTAAATGCGGCTTGACATTACTCTCATTTTCCGTTAACATGTTCAGTATGTTTCTTATATCACTCATAGATTTATTCCATCACTTTATAAGAGTATTTATCAATGTTAACAGAATATAAAAGGAAAGTATGAACATATTTTATTTAGACAGCAACCCAGTCAAATCAGCAGAACTGCATTGCGATAAGCATGTGGTCAAAATGATCATAGAGTACGCCCAGCTTATGTCTACTGCTCATAGAGTACTAGACGGTGATCTCTATGAAGATAGAACTGCTAATAATCACCGCATCAAACGTTGGAGACTCAGTGATAGCAACATGGAGAATGTTGTCTACAAAGCATCTCACATCAATCATCCGAGTGCTATATGGACACGTGCTAGTGATTCAAACTATCAATTTGTGTATGATATGTTTGTTGCTTTATGCAACGAGTATACACACAGGTACGGTAGAGTGCATCTGACTGAAGAAAAACTCAAGGACCTTCTACAGCATTTACCCAATAATATCGCAAGTGCTGACTTTGTAGAACCTCCCCAAGCAATGCCCGATGATGTTAAGACATCTAATGCAGTTGATGCCTATCAGAATTACTACAAAGTTTACAAGAAAGACTTTGCTAAGTGGACTGACAGAGAGACACCGGCGTTTATGAAAAATATAACGGGTAAAGATAATCTCTCTAAATACATATACAGTGAGGAATTAAATGTTTGAAAAAATAAAAGACATGTTCGGTAAGAAAAAGCCCGAACCTAAAAAGAAATCTGCACCGAAACTTTCTGAAAAAGAGATAGCAACAAGAGCCGGCGAACCTTGGGTATCGATACTAAGTGTTGATGTTGCCCCTGACGATATTAATAACGGTTCCTTTGAAATGGATTGGAATGATAAGTTTCTTTTAAATCTAATTAAAGCAGGATACAAAGAAAAAGATGATGACAAAGACGAAACAATCGTTGATCGTTGGTTTCAACAAGTGTGTCGTAACATTGCATTAGAAGTGTATGAGCAAGAACAAGCAGATCCTTATAATAGAAAAGATACAGATCCAATTACAGGTGCTGAGATGCGAGTTGTCTCAAAAAAAGACTTAGGTGACGGAAGATATGAACAAAGTTGAGGTAAACATATATGTATGATATAAGTGAAAAAGGTGAGAAACAATTTAAACGAGTAGAATACCTACTGTGGGGATTATACCCCATGATCATATTAATGTTTTGGATGATTGATTAATGGAAAATTTAGTATTTTGTAAGAAGTACCAAGAAGAATTACCAGCAATGGATTTTCCCCCTTTACCAGGTCCAGCTGGCAAAGAGTTATTAGAAACTGTTTCTTTTAAAGCATTTGAGGCTTGGAAGTCTCATCAAACTACTCTAATCAATGAACGTAGAATGGATTTATCTAATCCTGAATCTAGGGCTTTCTTAATAGAAGAAATGCATAAGTTCTTTAATAACCAAGAAGTTGCACAAGCAGAAGGATTTGTAGAACCTGAAAAAGCACTTGATGATGCAGTCAAATCATTTACCCCTCCCCCTCCCCCAATAATTTAATTTACCCTTTTTACCCATAAAGGCTTGCAATATGCGTAGTTATTGCGTATAATAGTATCTTATTAAATGATAAATAAGAGACTTAAATGAAATACGCCCTTATAGACACAATGAACGCTTTTTTTCGTGCCAAGCATGTTGCATCACGTAATGCAGATACTTGGGAGAAGATAGGTATGGCTTTACATTTGACTCTAGGGTCAGTTAATCAAGCAGTTCGTAACTATGGCGTTGATCATGTAGTTTTTTGTTTAGAAGGTCGTTCATGGCGTAAAGAGTTTTACACTCCGTACAAAGCAAATCGTAAAGTACAAGAACAAGATTTGACTGAAGCGGAAATCGAAGAAAGTGAAATGTTCTGGGAGACTTATCAAGCATTGATTACATACTTGACTGAGAAGACTAATGTAACAGTCTTACGTGATCCGAATGCTGAGGCTGATGACTGCATAGCACGTTTCGCCGCACTACATCCTGACGATGAGCATATCATCATCTCAACTGACACTGATTATCTACAATTGTTATCAGAGTCTGTTCATATGTACAACGGTGTAAACAAGCAATTAATTACGATTGACGGTTACTTTGATGACAGAGGACGTCCAGTCATTGATAAGAAGACTATGGAACACAAAATATTAGAAGACCCTCAGTATCTATTGTTTGAGAAGTGTATGCGTGGTGACACTAGTGATAATGTGTTTAGTGCATATCCTGGTGTACGTAAGAAGGGCAGTAAGAATAAGACAGGTCTGCTAGAAGCATTTGCTGACAAAGACAAAGGTGGTTTCAACTGGAATAACATCATGTTACAACGTTGGACTGATCATAATGAAATCGAACACAGAGTACGTGATGACTATGAACGCAATCGTACATTAATCGATCTCACTGCACAACCAATTGAGTTTAGAAATCAAACTGATAAGTGTGTAAAGGAAGGTGTATCGTCTAAAGAATCTGTCCCGCAAGTTGGAGTACATTTTATGAGGTTCTGCGGTAAGTATGAATTGAATAGAATTAGTGATCAAGCAGATGTGTATTCTAAATGGTTGAACACGCCATATACTGGCAAACTAGTAGAAAAGGTAGAATAAAGAAAAATGAATAATATATATGTTTACGAACTTAATGGAGAAAAAATGATATTAGATATAGAATTAACTGCGAAGCCCATCACTGATGGAGAGTTTTGGATATTGACAGATGGTGAACGAAAAGTAGGTAACGTGTGTGCAAATAATGTAGGAACGTTTAACGTTAATCTACAAAATGAAATGTTTGAATTTGAGTCTATTAGCAAAATTCAAAAGAAAACTAACATTAAATTTATTGTACCAAAAGAATCTATTGCTAAAGTAGAAACACCCTATCCTGAATACCCGACTACCACGAGAACATATAACTCAGTTTATGATGTTAAACGTGGTCTTCATGTCTTTACAAAGACTAAAAAATCTAAATGCTTTCATGCCGCAGGGTACTTTGTAGTAGAACACAATGGCATAGAACAAGTTATTTTTTGCCCAAAATACATCTTTATACAACGATATCCGTATAAAGGACCATTCAAAACCAAGATAGAAGCAAAAAATCTGATAAATATATAAGCATATTATGTTACACATAAAAGATTTTGTGAACAAGGTATCGATGGGAGAAAGCAAGGCTAGTACCAATGTTGTTCTCCCTATAGATCATGCCAGAGGTTTACGAGATGATATAGTTATGTTGTTAGCAGAATTACACGAATTGAAAAAGGAAAAAGAAAAAGATGAAACAATTGATGTACAGGTTAAAGGCGGAAACTTCAAGTGAGTAGAAGTCAACCACATGTGATCCTGGAGTACGTAGATAAAGAAACATACAAGTGCGATCAAATTATTGAAGCATCCGGTATATGGGCAGTCTACTATGATGACCAGCCTATTAACTTAAAATCTTCACATTACTTAACAAGTGATGCCGCACCTAAATATAAAAAAACTAGTTTCTCTAATCCAGGTCATGCAAGAAATCTTTGCAGAAAATTAAATGCACAATTTAAAACTGACAAATTCACAGTATGTTTTTTGACTACCGGACGTACAGTGTATCCGGATGAAATTTCCTAAAACCAAAAAAGAAATTACAGAAGCAATCTTAAATGTAATTCCTGCAGGAGTAATACCCAATAGTGTGCCAATTGGTGATACTATATTTAAGATGTGGTTAACTGGTAGAGGCGGGCAGGGTTTAAGATTAAGTGATGATGGCTTACAACTCTTTGAGTTAGCAAAAATTGAATATTATGATTTTGAATTAGGACTAAATCCTAAGACAATGCACAGACGTAGAATCATTGCTCCAGAAGCCTTTGTGCAAGAAATAATCAAAAAGATTCAATGCCCTTATTACCTCGGTGTCCATAAGATAAGGGGTAAAAAGGGAGAGCCTTTTATTAGAGTCTATGATCACAAGACAGCAATGATGATTACCCTGCAGGGGAATCTAAGAGAATACTTAGATTCTAAAAATATATGACAAACGATAAAAGATGGCAAGATAACTCAGACGGTTGGGTTACTACCATGAACAAGTCAAAAGAAATGAAAGAGAAGTATGAAGTTTACATGAAAGAAGAATTAAAAAAATCTACAGGTGCAATTATATCCTATAGAAAATGGTTGAGAGAAAACAAATGATTGATATAAGAATAGCATGACCGTCACGCATAACCAGTATGCATATAGGTTATGGGCAATGCACAAAATATAAGTTTTAGTAATACAGGCATAAATAGACATTGTAGGAGGGTCCTACATAGCAGTATTTTTTACGCAATCCTAAAATCCATTATTAGGTGCATATCAAATACTAACCTTGCATCACACACACGGAGACAACATTGAAAATAATCTTTAATATGAAGCAATACTGTCCTAATTGTGAGACTTTTGGTGAAGTAATGTTATTCGTAACAACTACTTGGATCATGTTTCACTCATTAGGTCAATTAACTTACTAGCATTTAGCAGTAACAGCAGTTCCTCAGAGAAGACTCAAACTAAAATGCCCATTTCGCAAGATTTGGGCATTTTTTTGTTGACTTTGGGTACCATTTTGTGTATACTATATAAACACTTGACACATATAGGTACACAGAATGACATTTTATCGACATATAATAATTGTTCCTTTAGTAGGAATTCTTACAGCATGTGGTGGTGGAGGTGGAGGTGGTACTGATGTTGCTGGCGCCCTTATTACAGCAGGCGGAACTACTGGGGGAGGAAATAGTGGCAACACTACTACACCAACCGTATCATTATCAGCAAGTACCTATGAGATTGTATCAGGAGATAAGACTACTTTAACTTGGTCTAGTTCTGATGCATCGTCATGTACAGCATCTGGAACATGGTCAGGGAGTAAAGCACTAAGCGGTAATGAGAACATCACATTAGATAGTTATGGTGATTACACGTTCTCTATCGACTGCTCAGGCGCTACAGCAAGTATACAAGTAACTGTATCTGACAATGACAGTGAAGGGTCATGCACTAACCCTCATAGTGCAAAAATCAAACAATCATATATCGGTAATTACGAAATACCTATACCACAAAATTCATTTAGTGATGATCATCTTAAGTCAATAGGATTTAAAGATTACGGCGTAGAGTGGATATATAAAAACTTTGAAAACAGAGGTGATAGTTGGATATCAGATTGTACCCAAGAAGAATATGTCAAGTTAATGTATCGTACAACATTACGTCAATTAAAAGATCACGGAGTAACAACTGCATGGGTATATAACTTTGGATATTGGCAAGATCATACAGAGTCTTGGCAACTTAATCATAGTCGTAAACATTTAAGTGATTGGGTAATAGAATTTATTGCCGAGACCGCACAAGACTTAGGAATGAACATGCATTATGCATGGCAGTTCTTAGCATTAGATGATCAAAACAATCTTCTGTTTCCCTTTGACGGTCAAGTATATGTTGATATGTCTTTACTAAAAAAAATTATGAATACACATGAAGAACATATATTATGGGAAGCAGATAGGTTACAGCAATTAGGTGTAACATCTATGTCAGCGGATTGGAGTGCTATGTGGGTATGTTTTTGTGGTCTAGAAAATGAAGCAAGTTCTTCTGAACGTGACCGACTTAAAAGTTATTATATGGAAAGAATGGCATCAATAATCTCTCAGATTAAAGGCAGATTTGACGGTGAAGTATATGTAGGTGAAGGTATAATATGGAATGATTCACGTGTATTCGATCAAGTAGACGGTGTCATTGGCAGTCTGCCTAACTTATTATATGATGATGAAGTAGCAGGTGCTAATGTAGAACTAATAGAAGAACGTGTATCAGAATATGTTACACAACTCTATGATTCATGGACATGTAACGATAATCAACCATGTTGGGAGTACACTACATATCAGTTACCTAAAGTTATTTGGAATATGTTTGCTCAAAGCCATGCATCATTCTTAAGTAAAGGTTGGGTCGAAGACGGCTTTTGTACTCAAGGAACTTATGACGATGTTTACTATGATGATTGTATGCAATGGAATGTTCCAACTGATTTTTCAGCACAAGCAATATTTATAGAAGGTATGTTACGAGCAATAGATAAACAGCCTTGGTTTGAAACAAAAGGAACAACAGCAAGTACGGCTTATTGGTTATCAGATACACTTATTCCTGATCAAACTGAAAGGCTTGGATTTGGGCTAGAAGGTTTTCCTAATATCTCACAATCATTGAGAGGTAAGCCAGCAGAAAAGATCATTAAGGCTTGGTATACAGGCGAATACGAACAATATAATCCGGAGGTGGAATAATGAGTATTTTAGATAACGGTCGTAATGCGGCTAATATTAAATGGGTTGCACAATTATTATATAATGGTGGCATTGATGAATTAACTAGTTGGTTAGCAGAACAAGATCAACATACAAAAGATGATATTGCCAGCTTATTTCATAATCTTTCTTATTATATTAGAGAAGAATGTGAGCCAAAACTAACTGAAGCAGAATATGATGCCCTTGAAGTATCTGAACCTGATTATCCGCAAGTTTGGGAGCCTTTACGACTAGTAAAGCCAAAATAAATGCAAATAAATGCAAATAAATGCAAAAAAGGCTTGACTTTGGGTACCCAAATACGTTATAATATACTCATATTATGAAAAACAAAGGAAACAATATGTACTATATAATCGATAACACTAATCAAGCAGTTCACAGAGAGCCTAATAAGAAGTCTTATGCTTCTACTCAGTACAAGACTACTGGTGCCGCTAAAGCTGGTATCACTAGAACTGTAAAATACTATCAGAAGGCTTTTGATCAAGTTGCTGAATGCGTTGCTAATGGTGAATCAGAATACATGGCTAACATGTACAATGCATACCGTGATGCTACTGAAGCACACTTTGGTAGAGTTCACAAACAGTTTGCATCGTCTTATACGGTTGTTGCTGTTGCAGATTATGTAGAACCAATGATTACTAAGACTGGCATCTGCCCAGGTACTGGTAAGCAAATCACTGTAACTGAAGGAATTAATACTCCTCATTACATGTCAACACTTTCAGAATCATACTGGAGTGCATAAGGAATGAGAACTATGCGTAGAAATCAAATTGAATATTCAGCCAACGATGTTTGGGCGGCTTCTGCAAAAGCATACTTGATGAATGGTAAGACCTACATCAAGGCACATGAGAAGACTGATAAAGTCACTCCGAACCGAGACGTTATGAAGCAGTTGCTAGAAGACAACCTCAAGGGTATCGATGCGACTACTAAGAACCTCGGTGTGCAAGTTCGTCAACACTATAAAGCACTTACATTCAAATCCTTACAAGGTGGTTGGATGTCTGACTTTGACAAGGCGGCAATGGCTCTCGCAGACAAAGACATAATTACCGATATGAAAGATTTCGGTATGATTGCAAGTCTTCCAAAGTCATATGATCGTGCTATAGTAAAGAAAGGTCAAGAGGACCGAATTGCTTTGGAGTCTAAGACCTCTACTGCAATCGGCAAAATTAAAGATAGAATAGAATTGGACGTTACTGTCCTCAGAACTTTTCTGTCTCACAAGTATAATTGCTACTTTATCACTGCTAAGACTAGCACCGATTCAGTAGTATTTTTTGCTTCATCTACTATACACCCAAAAGTAGATACCGAACTAAGAATTAAAGGCACAGTTAAAGGTCATCGCACAGACGATCATGGACTAGTGACTACCCAGTTGAATCGTGTAAAAGTAATGGAGGAAGTATGAAAAACTTAGCAATAGGCTTTGTCATAGGATATTTGGTTTGTACCTTTATCTTTGGTGGAGCAGGCGCTGTCGGAAATTTGGTCGAGCAATCGTTCAGTCAAGTTTCTATATGGTGGAGCCAAGGTCTTGATATGTTTAATAGTTATGAACCGAAAGGTTGACATTGAATTTGATTGGCTGTATAATAATAGTATATTAAGGAGACACATATGAGTGCAAGTTGGATACATAAACTAAATGAAAGCAATTCAAAATTGCACAAGCAAGATGTTTTGACTCAAGCATTAGAAGCCGCAACATTAGGCAGTGATAATGCAGATACGTTTTTAAAACTTGCTGGCATGTGTTACAATCCATATGTTACATTTGGAGTCAGAAAGATTTCTGATAATCAGGAATCAGATAGAGAATATGCTAACCCTTATCCAGAGTTTATTGAATTACTAGAACAACTTAAAGAACGTAAGTTAACTGGTAATGACGCCATTGATGCAGTAGCAAAGATGTCTCTACAATTTTCTAGTGATGAATGGAACAACTTTTGTGCTCCAGTCATTCGCAGAGATTTACGTGCAGGATTTTCAGTTGCTACAATCAACAAAGTTTGTAAGAAGACTGACTATGAAGTACCAGTCTTTAAATGTCAACTTGCTACTAACGGAGACGGCAGACCTGAAATGTCAGGCACTAAAAGACTTGAGCCTAAATTAGATGGCGTCAGAGTTCTGATGGTAGTATCGATGGAGCCAGGCATGTATGATCATCCTGAGCCAGTCGCAACATGTTACAGTCGTAACGGAAAAATCTTTGAGAACTTCACTCACATTGAAGATCAAGTAACCAACAATGTCCAAAGCATTATTGCTTTACTAGGCAGTAAGATTGGTAATTGCTCTAAAGGATTTGTATTCGATGGTGAAGTTGTTGGAGCATCATTCAATGAGTTAATGAAACAAGCACGTAGAAAAACTGATGCTAAGGCTGATGATACAGTGTTTCACGTATTCGATGTTATGCCGTTAGCAGACTTTCAACGTGGGCATTGCAACGCACAATTCAGAAAACGTATTACTGCAATGAACAACTTAAGACCTCTATTAGAAAACCTCAGTTCTGTAGAAACTATGTCACACATCATTGTTGACTTAGACACTGATGAAGGCAAACAACAAATTAAAACATACTCTAACGATATGGTCAATGCAGGATTTGAGGGCATTATGATCAAAGATTTAGAGGCACCATATGAGTGCAAACGTAATCTCTTCTGGATGAAATGGAAGCCTACTATTACTGTAGACTTACAAGTCATCGATATCGAAGAGGGTACGGGAAGAAATAAAAGTAGATTGGGTGCATTAGTTTGTCAAGGGACAGACGATGGCAAACTGATCAATGTTAATGTTGGCTCTGGATTTTCAGATGATCAACGAGCCGAATTTTATAGTAACCAATTTGATGTTATTGGAGAAACTGTTGAAGTATTATGTGATGCAGTATCTCAAAATCAGGATGGCTCATACAGTTTAAGGTTCCCTAGATTCGTCAGATTTAGGGACGACAAATAGGAGAATATTATGACAATAAAAGATACGTTTAAAGACGAAGAAGGAACTCTGCACACACTTGCAGATATGCTTCCAGCACAACCAGGTGATGAAGATTACATTGATGTTGACGGAGGTCAATGTTGCTGTGGTGAATATCAATGCAATGAAGAATACTCACATTGGAGTTCAGGTCACTAATGGCTAAGGTAATTCATGCAACGATGTCTGAATGGCATCAAGTACAAAGAAAATATTCATTAATAATTGATGTACAATATATTTTTGATCTACATGAGGGAGATAAAACCCTTGAAGAATGTCAAGTTATATTTGACAAGATTGCAGAAGGTGAAATGCCAGTCGAAGACTTAGAAGAAGTCGGAAACTTTGGCATGGACTGGGATTACCAAGACGATGATGATTGGTGGACTATGAGAAAGGGTGGCTTTGATGTTACCTATGACCAAGAGGTAATAGATATAGATGAGTGATAACAATCTAAACGATTTTGAAAATAACAAATTAAGGCTAGATGAACTAGTTGGTTCCAAATATGTTTTCCCAGATGGGGACTTTATTCAAGTTAAAGAAATTAAAATAAGAGACAAACCTATAGATGGCCAAGGAATAGATGGGAGTGCTCCTTTTATTACTTACTTGATTCAACAAGGTCCAGGCATACCAAGACAACTCAGTATGTTCTACCAAGAATTTATCGACACGTATGGACATTTGTTTACAAAAGAATTAGATAGAGAATAGTATTACTAAATAACCATGCTAAATCGCACTAAATACTATGTACGATAACGCAAAGGAAACCAATTATATGAAGACAAATTCATTTATAGCCTGGCTGACTTTAATTACAGCACTCACTATTAGTGGTGTTGCCATTTTTTATTCAGTATCAGGTTTAGCCGCAATATTCTCAGCGGCAGTTATCCCAATCATTATTATGGGAGGTGTATTAGAAGTAAGCAAACTTGTTACCGCAGTTTGGTTACATAGATATTGGGGAATAGCCACATGGTGGTTAAAGACATATCTAAGCATTGCCGTATTAGTCCTTATGCTTATCACATCTATCGGTATTTTTGGATTCTTATCTAAAGCACATGACACAGCATCAGGTAATGCAACAGAGGCCATAGCAACTGTAACGAGAATTGATGGACAGATTGCTAGAGAAGAAAACAGAATTGAAATACTCGGAGATCGTATTACAGGGATATCGTCTGGTACAGGGTTTGATATAACCAGTTCTATTACACAACAAGAAACAATCAGAGACGGTGCTTGGGATAGAGTACAAGATGAAATTGATTATGCAAAAGGGCAAATTCAAAGCATAAGAGATCAACTAGTTATTGACCTCAAAGCACAAGATGATAAACTAATACCGTTAGACAGCATTATAAACAGTTATGCTGATCAAGGCACTACTACAACAGAAACAGACGCAGGCGGATTATTTAGAAGTGCTGAAATAGAAGTAGTAGACAATGTTGCTAAAGCAAACCAAGTAAGACAAGAACAAAAACCAGAACGTGATGCTATTGAAGATGAAAAAGATAAACTGAGAAGAACCGCCCAAAGAGATATCAATAGCCAACAGTCAAATATAGATTCTTATAGAGGATCAGCAGAGACTACAATTGCAGATGCTAATAGAGAAATTAATCTTATAAGAGATAGATCCACATCATCACAAGACGATGACCTTAATCAGATTGACGAATGGAACCTTCAGATAGATGGTATCTATACTACAATCGATGGTCTTAAAGACGAGAAGTTTGAGTCTGAACAAACAGTTAGATTAGTTGAGAGTGAAGTAGGGCCAATCAGGTATATTGCTGAGTTCTTTACTGGTACCGAAGATGCAGATGCAAATCTATTAGAGTCAGCAGTATCATGGTTGATCATGGTTATCATCTTTGTATTCGATCCACTAGCAGTCTTATTGCTAATTGCAAGTCAGTACACATTTGAACAACGCAAAAAGGAAAACCCTAGCCTGGAAAAGCCTGAACCCCCTGAAGATCCAAATCCTCAACCCTTAGGCGGTTTTGAAGGGTTTGATACGGTTCCTTTCGGAATGGACGATAACATAGAAAAAGATTACGAGTTGATGAAGGAAGACATTGATAGTACTGAATTAGAATCAGGGTTTGATTTTACAAAAATACAACCTTCTATAGACGAAGTTCGCAACGCATTTAATGAATGGGAAGAAAGTCAAAAATTATTGGATGCAGCCTCGGTTGAAAAAAATCAGGTGGTTGAGCCTGTACCCGAGCCTATCTCAAAAGACCCAACGTTCTTGCGACAAATAGAAGAAACTAAACAAGCATTTAAAGAATACTACGGAGATAATCCACAAGACACTCCAGATGAAAACCTTAGTCAGGGTGTTACATATCAAAAAGTACAAGATAGTGAATACTTAGTCGGTCCAGATGGGTCAATTCATCAAAACGCACTTAAAATGGCACATCCTGAATTGTTCTTAGCAAAAGATAGTGAAGGAAGACAAGCATCAACTAATTTCGGAACCATATTCCCTTCAATTGCAATGAAGGGAGATATCTTTGTTAGAGTCGATCAAATGCCAAATCGTGTCTATAAGTTTGAAGGTAAGAGTTGGATCGAAATTGATAAGGCAACCACAGATTCATATACATTCGATGAAGAATATATTGAGTATATTATTTCTCAGATCAAGTCTGGGGAGTATGATATCGATTTACTTTCTGATTCTGAACGCATCCAAGTAGAGACTTATCTTACTAAGAATTCTGGGTAAATGACTTACCCAAAAGTATTGCATAAGTCTCTATAATTTCATATAATACATCTAAGTTAAATTAATAATACCCAAGTTAGGAGGGTTAACTATGAAAAATGCAACAAGCATAACACTACTATCGATACTGATTATGACCACAACGGGTTGTTCGATGTTCGGTGGAAAAACAGATGAAGTAGAAGCACAAAAAAGAACAGCAATCAACAAACAAGTGTTTTCGGAAGTCTTTGAAGAAGATGGTATCAAAGTCAACTGGGAATGTACTGATAGAGATTGGTTCCCTTCATTAGGAATTAGATGTGACGAAAGGTCTATTAAGAGTATATCAATTACAGTCACAAGTCCTACAAATGGAGGAACTAACATGAATGTCGTCACTGCCCGCGAAGCAGGTGAAGAATTAGCAAAGTCAAAACTTGCTTACTTCATTGATGGTACAACTGAGACTTCAACTCAAACAAGCATCAGTGGGTTCAGTAATGAAACGCAAGATGACACTTATCGTAATCGAATTTCGGGTACAGGACAAAACAATGACAATGCTCCGAGACTACCAGCAGTCGTTGGTATAACAAGCAGTGAGCCTCAAGCACCGAGAGACCCTAGTAAACCAAACATGAACTTTGCGGTTACATCAAACTCAAATATTTCTAAAAGAGATATATTAGTTACAATTCGATCTCAAGCAAAGATTAAGATAAAAGGTATGCAATATACCCATGTCAAAGCAGACGACCAATTACTTCAAACAACTGGTACATGGTACAAAGATGTATCCGATGCAGTAGTAACTCTTAAAAACTCTAACTTTTAATAGGAGTCTTGCATGAGACTAGTTCTCGCAGTCTTGCTTATCCTTACTTCTCCTCTCGCACTTGCAATAAAAGTCGAGGGAGAAGGTTCTTCTTTTGAAGAAGCAAAACAACAAGCATTTAAAAAAGCAATCGA